TAAATGTGTTTCTTCTTCTAAAAGGGCAAGTATGTCTAAGAAAGAAAGAGTTTCTGCTCAGGCAGCAAAGAGAAGAGAAGATCCTGGTCAACAAAAGAAGTCTGGCGCAGCAAAACCAACTTACGTATCAACTGATAAAAAGAAAATGAAAAAAGAAGAAGTAGAGATTATCGAGGCAAAAGATAAGAAAGGTAAGAGTAGTGGAACTAAAGATGCCTGTTATCATAAGGTAAAGTCACGTTACTCTGTATGGCCTTCTGCATATGCTTCTGGAGCACTTGTAAAGTGTCGCAAAAAAGGTGCTGCTAATTGGGGAAATAAGAGTGAAGAATGGGTAGCAAATACTGCAGCAGAATACTTTTTTAATGAAGGTATCAATGAATATGGTTTATCAATTTTTATCGAAGAACTTGGAGTTGAGAATTTTGTCGGGTTTGTTCATGACCTTATAGAGGACTCTGAATTAACTGAAGCATATGCTTTAACAGATAAAAAGAAAACTCCAAAGAGGTTGCCAAAAGGAACTCAACCAGCAAAAACAACCAAAGCAACTATTTCTAGAGGTGATAGTAAGATTAAAGCAGCATCACCATCTGGTGCTTTCAAAAAAAGACCTGCAGCAGCAAAAGCAGTTGAAACTGCAAAGGCAAAACAACCAGAGAAAAAACCTGTCAAATCAACTCTAGTAAAAAGTGTTGCCGATACTTTAGCAAGAGGAGCACTTTCTGCATGGAAAGGTCACCAAACTGCTATGAAGAAAAAGAAGGAGGGTGCTTCTGTTGCAAAACAAGTTGGTGCAGGATTAGGTGCTGCTGCTGGTGCAATGCTCAAGAAAGGCAAAAAACATTTATCAGATGATTATAAGTTTTCCAATTGGAGAGATGATTTTCAAGCAACCGAATATGAGTTCATTGATATTATCAAAGCAGAACCTTTGATTTCCGAGTCACCGAGTTTTGAAATTAAAAAGAATGATGAAGTGCAAGGTCCCGAAGTACCAAAAGGAAAACAGTGGAATGCTGGACCTGCATCTGAAAGAACAAAAAAGGGTATAGATAGACTTAAAAAGAAATTAAAAAAAGAGGAAGTCGAATCTATTGATGAACTAAAGTGTTGGAAAGGGTATAAGAGAAAGAAAGGTTCTATTCCGGGTGAAAAAGGTTCTTGTGTAAAAGCACATACAGAACTAGAAGGTGAGAATATTGATGAAATTGCTCCAGCGATTGCAGGTGTTCTAAGGGTTGGTGCGAGGGTTGCTGCTAATGTAGCAAAAAAGAAGGTTTCACAAAAAATTGCAGATACAGCATCAAATCAGATGTCAACAGAAGAAAAAGAAGAATCAAAAATCGACGGTAGCAATCTAAAAAAACTTGCCGCAAAAGCAGTAAGAAGAGTCGATGCCGATGTGGATGGTGATGTAGATACTGATGATATGAAATCACCCGAAACTGGAGAGTTTGTTCCTTCACCTGATGGCAAGAAACTAAAACCAAAGGTAAGATTTGAAGGTGCTTCAGATTGGAGAAATGAACTTGATGAAGGTGCTGCCTGGACTAAAAAATCGGGCAAGAATAAGAAAGGTGGACTAAATGAAAAGGGACGCAAGTCTTATGAAGCAGAAAATCCTGGTTCTGACCTAAAGGCACCATCCAAAAAGAAAGGTAATAAGAGGAGAGCATCATTCTGTGCAAGAATGAAAGGCATGAAAAAGAAATTAACTTCTGCTAAAACTGCAAGAGACCCAGATAGCAGAATCAATAAGTCCCTTAGAGCATGGAACTGTAATTAAATTTTGTTATGAGTGACGTATATCTTGGTAATCCATTATTAAAAAAAGCAAATACTCCGATTGAGTTTACAGAAGAACAAATTATTGAGTTCCTCAAATGTAAACAAGATCCAATTTATTTTGCAAATAACTACATTAAAATTGTTTCTCTTGATGAAGGTTTAACACAGTTTCATCCATATCATTTTCAAGAGAAATTAATTCACAATTTTCATAATAACAGATTTAATATCTGTAAGATGCCACGACAAACTGGTAAGTCCACTACTGTGGTATCATATCTATTACATTATGCACTTTTTAATGACAGTGTAAACATTGGTATTCTGGCAAACAAAGCATCTACTGCTAGAGAACTGTTAGGAAGATTATCAACCGCATACGAAAACTTGCCAAAATGGATGCAGCAAGGTATTTTGGTATGGAATAAAGGAAACATTGAATTAGAAAATGGCAGTAAGATATTGGCATCATCTACATCTGCGAGTGCTGTCCGAGGCATGTCGTTCAATATCTTATTTCTCGACGAATTCGCATTCGTCCCTAATCACGTCGCTGACTCCTTCTTTGCATCTGTTTATCCTACTATTACTTCTGGCAAAAGCACAAAGGTAATTATTGTATCCACACCACATGGTATGAATCACTTCTACCGTATGTGGCATGATGCGGAAAGAAATAAAAACGAATATATTCCTACAGAAGTTCATTGGTCAGAAGTTCCCGGTAGAGATGTTGTTTGGAAAGAACAAACAATCGCAAACACATCAGAAGAACAATTTCGGGTTGAGTTTGAATGTGAATTCTTGGGTTCTGTTAATACACTTATCAATCCATCAAAACTCAAAACTTTAATATATGATGATCCAATACAGAGAAATGCTGGATTAGATGTTTATGAAAATCCAATTAAGGAACATAATTATCTAATTACTGTTGATGTTGCTCGTGGTCTTGGTAATGATTACTCTGCATTTATCGTTTTTGATATTACAGAGTTTCCGTATAAGGTAGTTGCAAAGTATAGAAATAATGAAATTAAACCAATGTTATTTCCAAATATCATATTTGATGTAGCAAAAGGATATAATTATTCTTGGTTATTGATAGAGGTTAATGATATTGGTGATCAGGTTGCTAGTATTCTCCAGTATGATTTGGAATATGAAAATATTCTTATGTGTGCTATGAGAGGTCGTAATGGTCAAGTTGTTGGATCAGGATTTAGTGGCAAAAAATCTCAACTCGGAGTTCGTACAACTTCTGCAGTTAAAAAATTAGGGTGTTCAAATCTCAAAACTCTTGTAGAAGATGATAAATTACTTGCGTCTGATTATGAAATTATATCTGAACTTACCACTTTTTCTCAAAAAGGAAACTCTTTCGAAGCAGAGGAAGGATGTAATGATGATTTGGCAATGTGTCTTGTAATATTCTCTTGGCTAGTAGCGCAAGAGTATTTCAAGGAGATGACAGAGAATGATGTAAGAAAGAGAATATATGAAGAGCAGAAAAATCAAATTGACCAAGACATGGCACCATTTGGATTTATTGAGGATGGAATTAATAGTGAAGCAAGTTTTGTAGATAATTCTGGAGATAGATGGTATGCAGATGAATATGGTGATATGTCTTATATGTGGGATTATAAATAGTGTCTTTTGATGATGAGATTGAATTAGAACATTTATTATTTTTAGAAAGAAAATGTAGAGTTTGTGGAAAGGTAAAAAGCATTTTAGATGATTTTTATTTGACTAGAAAAGATAGAGGAACTTTACCTTCATCATATTCATATGAATGCAAAGAATGCACGAAAAAAAGAGTGATCAAATATAAAAAGAAAAAGAAAGCTAGACCAGTTATACCATACTGTCCAGTCCCAAGAATAAAAGATATATATCCTGATTGGTAAAAGGTTCACGCATTGTTTCCCCACTAGAAATGCCTCTTTTCCTAAATATTTTTAGATAAATTTGGATGCGAGGAAACAAAAGATGCCAGTAAATTTAGCATCTCCTGGAATCAGAGTAAGAGAAGTTGACCTTACCGTAGGAAGAGTAGATTCATCTTCTGCTTTAGTAGGTGCTATTGTTGCACCTTTTTCTCAAGGTCCTGTCGAATTTCCGACAATAGTTGGATCTGAAAAAACTTTACTTGAAATTTTCGGAAGACCATATTCTAATGATAAGCACTATGAAAATTGGTTAGTTGCCTCATCATACTTAGCTTATGGTGGTTCTTTGATGGTAACCAGAGCAGATGATACAAGTCTATCTAATGCATATGCTGGATCTGGTGCTGCTATTAAAATTAAAAGTGATGAAAATTATGAGCAGTTTCAGTACGACGAAAACGTAATTAGTGATAGATCAATTGTCGCAAGGAATCCAGGATCTTGGGCAAATGGAATCAGAATTGGTATTATTGACTCAAAAGTAGATCAAGTTCTCAGTGGAATTGATACAACAGCAATTAATGGAGGAACAGATATTGCTGTTGGTATGGGTGTTACCCAAAGTTTAGTGGGTAGAACTGATATTGGTGCAGGAACTACATCTGCTCTTGATGGTTACTTAAAAGGAATTGTCACTAAGGTTGGTACTGAATCAATTGGTGTAAAAGTTCTTTCGCATGTTTCTGCAGCAGGAATTGAATATATTAAAGATTATCAGGAGTCCGGTGTTTGGGCATTCTCCAATACGGGTAATGTTGCTATTCATACTACAGGTCAAACTGTATCTTATGGTTCAACCTCATATACTGCACAGAGTGATTGGTTTGGAACGCAGTCAGTAGCAATTTCCAAAAGCACCGTTGGTGGAACAACAACTACATCAACACAGCCGTGGAATACAATTGCCGACAGACCTGGAACATCAGCATTTGCCGCAGAAAGAGGTTCCAGATTTGATGAAGTTCATGTGGTAGTCATTGATGGTGAAGGAAAAATTACTGGTAATGCAGGAACTATTCTCGAAAAACATCTAAATCTCTCAAAAGCATCTAATGCAGAATTCTCTGTAGGAACTAAATCTTATTGGAGATCTTTCATCAAAAATAATTCTCAATATATTTTTGGTGGAGACGAACCAGCAGGTGTAACTACTACTGGTTATTCATCAGGATTTACTCTTTCCACTGGAAATTCTTGGGATCAGTCTGCAGATAGTGTAATTTTTGCATCATCCGGAAATCAGAATTTAGTTCTCAGTGGAGGAAAAAATTATGATGGTAATGAGGATCTTAAACTGTCAGGTTCTTTAAATGCAGAACTGAATAAACTTGTGGATGGTTATAGTTTGTTTGAAAGTAAAGAAAAATATGACATCGACTTCTTGGTGATGGGATCTGGAAATTATGATAAGGAAGTAACTCAAGCACTTGCAAACAAATTAATTGCAGTTGCTGATATCAGAAAAGATTCCTTGGCATTTATTTCTCCATACAGAAAAGCATTTATCACTGATACTGATGCTGGATCGGTAACGGTCAATGACTCAGAAACGATTACAAACAATGTTTTATCGTTCTATTCACCAATAACATCATCATCTTATGCTGTATTCGACAGTGGATACAAGTACATGTTTGATAGGTTCTCAAATACCTTCAGATATGTTCCTTTGAATGGTGATATTGCTGGTCTTTGTGCTCGTACAGACAATGACAATTTTCCATGGTTCTCACCCGCAGGATTATCTAGAGGAGCAATTCTTAATGCAGTTAAGTTGACCTACAATCCATCAAAAGCACAAAGAGATAAATTATTCTCTGCAAGAATCAATCCAGTTATTGTATCACCAGGTGGTGGTATTAATCTCTTCGGAGATAAAACTGGTCTTTCAAGATCGTCTGCATTTGATCGCATTAATGTCCGTCGTTTATTCATTTTCCTTGAAGAAGCAATTTCTGGGGCAGCAAGAGATCAACTTTTTGAATTTAATGATCAAGTCACAAGATCGACATTTGTAAGTATTGTCGATCCTTTCCTTCGTGATGTCCAAGCAAAGAGAGGAATTCAAGATTATGTAGTTATTTGTGACGAAACAAATAATACTGCAGCAGTCATTGACAACAATGAATTTGTTGCTGATATTTTCGTTAAACCCAATAGATCAATCAACTACATTGGTCTTACTTTTGTTGCCACTAGAACTGGCGTTTCATTTGAAGAAGTAGTCGGTAACGTTTAATTTAGAGGTAAAAAAATGCCAACTCGTCAACAACAAGACTCAATACCACTAAGGACTATTAGTGATTTTAAAACTAAACTAACCGGTGGTGGAGCAAGACCCAATTTATTTGAAGTTGAATTAGCATTTCCCGCTGGGATTGGAATTGGTAATGACGTTATCGATGATGCAAGATTTCTTGTGAAGGCAGCAGCACTTCCTTCTTCAGTCATTGCAAATATTAACGTTCCGTTCAGGGGTCGTTTTTTAAAAATTGCAGGAGACAGAACGTTTGAGACTTGGACGATTACAGTTATCAACGACGTATCGTTCAATATTAGATCTGCATTTGAGAAGTGGATGAATTACATCAACAAACTTGATGATGCTACTGGAGTTACAAATCCCGTAGATTATCAAGTCGATGCAATTGTCAATCAATTGAATCGTGATGCTGGAGTGCTTAGAAGATATAGATTCAAGCACATTTATCCATCAAGTATCTCAGCAATTGACTTAAGTTATGAAACTACTGATACTCTTGAAGAGTTCCAGGTAGAGATGCAAGTTCACTATTGGGAAGCATATAAGGGTTCATCATCAGAATCTGGTGGTGAGGATATCAGCTAAATAGTTAAATACGACATGTAATTAGTTTATAATATGGCAAAACTTTTTGGTTTTTCTATTGAAGATAAGGAAAAAAAGTCAAATTCGATAGTTTCCCCTGTCCCTGTTAATAACGAGGATGGGGTTGATACTTATATTTCCAGTGGTTTTTATGGTTCTTATGTAGATATTGAAGGTCAGTTCAGAACAGAATTTGATCTGATAAGAAGATATCGTGAAATGGCAATTCATCCAGAAGCGGATGGTGCTATTGAAGACGTTGTAAATGAAGCAATCGTGAGTGATCTTTATGATTCTCCAATTGAGATTGAACTTTCTAATTTGAATGCAACAGATAAATTAAAAACTGCTATAAGAGAAGAATTTAAATATATTAAAGAACTCATGGACTTTGATAAAAAGTCACATGAAATTTTTAGAAATTGGTATGTTGATGGACGTGTTTATTACCATAAAGTAATTGATACCAAAAAACCTCAAGAAGGAATTAAAGAGTTAAGATATATCGATCCCATGAAAATGAGATATATCCGTCGAGAAAAAACGCAAGATAGAAACGATCCATTAAGAAATCCAACTATCATTACTAGATCTAACGAAAATAATAATATTGCACCAGAAATTGAAGAATATTTTATCTATACACCTAAGACATCTAGTCCAACTAATATAAATTCAAGTGGTGGTGTATCTAAGGGAACTAAGATCGCAAAAGATGCTATTACCTACTGCACTTCAGGTCTTGTAGATAGAAATAAAGGAATTGTTTTATCGTATTTACATAAAGCAATTAAGGCACTTAATCAACTTAGAATGATTGAGGATTCTTTGGTTATCTATAGATTGTCAAGAGCACCTGAACGTAGAATTTTTTATATCGATGTTGGTAATCTTCCTAAAGTAAAGGCAGAGCAATATCTTCGTGACGTTATGAATCGTTATCGTAACAAGCAAGTATACGATGCAAATACTGGAGAAATTCGTGATGATAGAAAATTCATGAGTATGATGGAAGATTTTTGGCTACCTAGAAGAGAAGGTGGTCGTGGCACAGAAATCACAACTCTTCCTGGTGGACAAAACTTAGGAGAACTTGCTGATATTGAGTATTTCCAAAAGAAACTTTATAGAGCACTCGGAGTTCCGGAATCAAGAATTGCTTCCGATGGTGGTTTTAACCTTGGTCGTTCTTCTGAAATCTTAAGAGATGAACTTAAGTTTTCTAAGTTTGTTGGTCGTCTGAGAAAGAGATTTGCTCAGATGTTCAATGATATTCTGAAGACTCAACTCATTCTTAAGAATATTGTTTCCGTAAAAGACTGGGATAGAATTAGTGATCATATCCAATATGACTTCTTGTATGATAATCAGTTTGCGGAACTGAAAGAAACTGAATTACTAAACGAAAGACTTAGTATTTTGGCAACTATTGAACCTTATATTGGAAAATATTATTCACAGAATTGGGTTCGTGGTAAAGTTCTCCGTCAAACTGATACAGAAATGATCGAAATGGATCAGCAGATTAAAAAAGAAATTTCAGATGGAATTATCCCGGATCCAAATGCCCCCATAGATCCAGAAACTGGTCAACCTATGGATACCCTTGGTGATGTTCCTATGGAACCTGAAATTGACGGTTCTGCCACAGAAGTTAATGGCAAATCTGCCGAGATATAAATATAAAATATAGATATATTAAAATTTCATGGAAGAAATTGTAAATTTGATTGGATCCGATTCATCGGCATCTGATATTAGTGACAAAATCAAAGATGTTTTGTTCACAAAAGCAGCAGGACATATTGATAATGCTCGACCAGTAGTTGGAGCATCTGTGTTTGGTGTTGAATCACAATCAGAGGATCAAGAATAATGGCAATTGCAGAAGCATCATTATCTACAAATAATTGGGTAAAAATTGGGAATAATGTTACTAGTATTACTTTTCAATGTACTAGTCAATTTCCCATAGTAATAGCATGTACCAGCACCAATGTGGCATTAACATCAACTGCTCCGGGATTAGTTTATAATCAATATGAAGGAGAAATTAAAAAACTAGTTGCTGATTTATCTTTTGAAACTTCTCCTACGTATGTTTGGGCAAAAGCAAGAACATCTCACGGAACGGTAGTATACGAAACACCTTAATAAGGATTAATAATGTCCATTAAGTCTCCATTAAATCGTCAATTCGGAACTCAATTTGACTCGGTATTTGATGTAGTAAAAACAAATCCAATGTATGATAAAACTGGTGGTAAAATACCATCATTGGATTTAAATTTTACAAAAAGTAAATCACTCAGAGATTCTAGAAGTACTAAAAATAAAATCAACTTCAGCCGTGCCAGTGCTGGGACGTATGTTGACAGTGATGGGTTGATTAAGACCAGTCCGGTTAATTTGCTTGCGTATAGTGAGCAGTTTGATCAGTGGACTATTGCAGCAAATTCGATTATTACGCCTAATGCGATTGCTGCACCTGATGGGACTTTTACTGCTGATGGAGTTCATTTTAGAGATGTAGGCAATACAAATATCTCTCAAAATGTTACATTGACTGAAAATCAAACCTATACGGTTTCTGTTTATGCAAAGGCAGTAACACCAGGCAGCGACAATAAATTCATTCCGTACATAAATTCAAGCAATCCAAAGTTTCCAACAGGTGCAGCATTCGAAGCTACGTCAGAGTGGGTACGGTTTTCTTATACTTTTACTCATACTGATGCCACTGGGTCTATACCTGTTTTTATCTTAAATAGAGGAGATACTTATGTTACTAACGTATATTTCTGGGGAGCCCAACTAGAAGAAGGCACAACCGCCACTGATTATGTCCCAACAAATGCAACAAAAAGTGGAGCACCACGATTTGATCATGACCCAGGGACTGGCGAAAGCCTGGGGTTATTGATTGAAGAGGAGAGGACTAATAAGATTCATTATAGTTCCGACCTAAGTCGGTCTTATTGGTCTCCCGCTAGGGTTTCAGTCACTGCGGTTCAAGAATCTAATCCTTTTAATTACACAGATGTTTTTAGTGTTCGAGGGACAGGGAGTGGAAGCCACGAACTAAAACCTAACGTTAATAATTTTTCTGCTAACACTACTTCAACATTTAGTGCATTTGCCACTGCTGACGGTACTGGCGCGGATGCTGGACTAACCCAGTTAAGAATATACAATATTGGACACACATCAGCGATTGTTAATTTTGACCTAATTGCCGGAACTGCAAATGCGGCTGATGGTATATCAGGCACATCAGTCAATGGGCATACCTGGACAATTAGTGATTACGGACTGGAACCTTATGGAAACGGTTGGTACAGAGTGTGGATGACAGCACAAACCAGCAGTGCGGGTAAGCCCGGGTTTGTGTGCATCGACAATATCAATGCGGACGACGTAGGTGGTGTTTATAGTTACACATCTTCTGGAAATGGCGGTTGCTTAATTACTGGCATTCAGCTTGAAGCTGGCTCCTTCAAAACATCAATTATCCCCACGTCCGGTAGCGCCGTAACCCGACCACCCGACATCGCAACG